GGTGTTCTTTGTTATCAGTGTTGTTTGTTTAGCGTAACGCAAGAGATAAGTGTGAATGCCCCACCCACTGGTTTGCCCTACCCAGTTCCCGCTTACTTTCAATGATGACTGTTTACACCTCGCCTAGTCGCATTGCCTAAACCATTTCGTCTTGCATGTTTCAGTGCGCGACTATCTACCCGCGTTACCGCGTTTCATCCAACCGCCCTGCGACAGGCTTAGGTCATGGGTCTAGCCGATTGTTTAAATGTTGTGATTAGTCAACAGGTATAACGCGTATTCCATGTCATTTGGTTTCAACACTGTGTTATATATGCCAGCGTTTTCAAATGCCATCAGCCAACGCTTTTGCCCTGGCGTTAGTTTGCCTTTATCAGATTTCAGTTCTGCAATATACAGTTTCCCACTGGATGGGTGAAGTAACACCAAATCAGGGAAACCAGTGTCACCCTGCACATGTGTTGCCCAATGGCCGCGTGAGGACTGGGCGGGCAAATCGTGGTGCACTAGCCAGCCGTAACGGCGCGCGACACTAATCAGAATGTCTTTGAATTCGGCTTCAGTCACGGTTCTGCCACATCATCACAAGTACCGTTGCCCACACGCCAAACACAATGCCAATGACATTAAACGCCAAATAGGTCATTTCAGCACCGCAATTACTGCGCTTGCCTCATGGGACTTCAACAACTCTAAAACGGCTTCATCACTGTTCAGCGTGCGTTGAATCAGTTCCAATAGGCGTAAATCGTCTAAACCTGCATCTTTAGCCAGTTTCTTTATGTAACCCAACTGTTTAGGGGTAGCAAATGCGCCGCGGGGTATGTGCACTGGCGTTTCCCTGGTATCAACTGGGTCTGTTGGTGTGAGGCGTTGCACCTTTTCCATTTCCTCACGGGATGGGCGCGCGCCTTGCTTTGCGAACCCCATATTGGCCAAAACTCTCCCCAGGCTGGATGACTCACAATTTTCAACAAACGAAGTCATATTGACCCCACGGTCAGTGTGTATTTCGTGCGCGTAACCCGTTGCAGTTGGGTGTGCATCATCGCGATGTTTCCAAATGACTGACCGCACAATGCAGGATTCACCGTCATAATTCATAAGCGTTGTTTCAACGCGGCCATCAGGGTATGTTTCCCAAAACCTTGCCAGGCGTGATTCAACTGTTTCGTAGTTGGAAAGGTCAAATCCCATCAGCACACCACCCAAACAATTGCGTTGCGGCCGTAACGGGTTTTGCGGCGTAAACCGCTATCTGTGATGTAACCGTCTTTGTGCAGGCCGTTAATGCGTGCAGAAACAGACTGTGCAGGTAGCAACAGCAATGTTGAAATTTCGTCTGCGGTCATGCCTTTTGCTTCAGACTTTGCGGCCCACTTAATCCAAAAGTGGATTAGTTCGCGTTGTTTGCCTGCGTGAGGTTTTGCCTTTTCGGCTGCTTCGCGTGATGTATCGCCAGCATCGTGACGAACTGCAACGCTTGGATGGTCTATTGCCACTTTTGTTTTGTGGCCACCTAAACCAATGGTGGATGTAAACATTTCAAATTGTTCGCTCATGTCGGGATTCCTTTGTTTAGTCGGGTTTAATCTGGCCGCCTAGGCCTTCAATTGCCAAGATAACACATTCTGCGTAGTCATCCTGACCACTGAGTTGGAAATCTATCAGCATGTTTTTTAGGCCACGGATTAGGTGGTCATCACGGTATTTGCGGGGCGCATGGTTAGGGCGCGCTATTTCATCCAGCATGCTGAACACGGCTTTTTCGTATTTCATGCCGCCCGCTTCCAAAATTAGTTTGCGTGTTTCCTCAGAAACTTCGCCCTGATTCCAAGCAACGCCTTCGCTCATTTTGCAGTTCTCCACGGTGACCACCCCGAACGGGTAAAAATTATTAGCCCTGCACGCAAGTTAATTTGTGGGTCTAACAACATTTCGCATGATGTAATTAGGCCTGCTTTTTGTAGGTAACTATTTGCGCCTTTGCACCAAAAACCGTTGATTTGCATTAGGCCGTAACTGCCTGTCATCGGGTCTTTGCTGTTGTGTGCAATTGCAATGCCGTTACTTTCGCGGGTTATCACTTTCACTAGGGTTTTGTATTCCTCAACAGGCCAGCCCAGGTTGACGGCCAGCGCGGCGAACTGTTCGGCCGCTGTGGCGTATGGGTCAATAAACAGGGTGCTGGAAGTTGTGGTTGTTGGCTCAATCAGAAAGGGCGCAACATCCAGAGTGACCCTAGAAGGGCTGGATTGGGCATTGTCAGGGCCTAGGAAGGCCGTAAACCCTAGTAGGGCAGAAATCAGCCCTGCAAGTAATTTAGGTGCTGTAAAGGTCATAAATAGAATTCCTTTCATCGGGTGAATTCCACCCTAAGGCACGGGTAGTGCTATTGCAAGGATTTGGCGGTTTTCCATGCCCTGACTGCCTCAGGGACTTTGTCGCCTACGAAATAGTTAATGTGCCACGGCTCGGAATCCAGTTCCCAACTGAACCCGTATTCAAGGCAATGTGCTTTCATAAATTCAAATCGTTCACCTGACGCTGTATGCACATCCACCGAAATACCCCAATTGTGATGTGACTTTCCAGGTTGTGCAATTGGCGCGTTGCCAGGTTTTAGATACCAATTTTTGCCATCAAACAAACGCGGCTTTACACCTTCCAATGGAACTGTTGTCATGCGTGCGTTCCATGCTTGCAATTGCAAAGTAATTGACCTGTAGGTGTCGTTTTGTGATGTCGGTTTAAAGATTGTTATTCCCTCTTTGTGTGCGCGCTCTTTTAAAGCATGCCAAGCATCGGCTGCACAAAACAGTAGTTTTCCATAAGGTTTTGTATCAACCAACATGTTCGCTGGAATTTCGCCAGGACGACAATGCGCAACAATTGTTGGCAAAACAACTTTATGCTTGTGAGGTACGGCCAAAGGCTTCGTCTTTCTTGTTTGCCCAACGCATCAACGGTGGAATGATTGCGGCTATTGCGCCTTTTGCAAAGTCTTGTGGGTCTGTTGTTCCTGTTGAATACACCGCAATTAGTGCGCCAACTAGTGACCGTGCGTAACTTGCGAGCATTGCTTTATCTTTAGCCTTCATGGTGGTCATCCTTTGTTTTGTTTTTTAATCCGTTTGATGCAAGCAATCCTATTAGGCCGCCGCTTAATGTCATAAGCATTGGGTTTAGCACTGAGAATGCTTCGGCATCATTGGGGGCTTGCTCTAATGGTTGGGTCACAAATAACAGGCCATAAAGCAATGTAAAAATTGACCCAACAAATGCGCAAGTTAGCCCGATACCTACTACAAGAATTAGTCGTGCTTTAATTTCATCATTTGTGTATCTAGCCACAACGACCACCCCCAACTTGAATTTCCGTAGTCAAAGTAATTGCTTGGTTTTTTGTTCTAATGCAGTTCATTCGGGTGCGGTCAGCACACCCCGCGCATCCCCACAAAACGACTGCAATTAGCGCGCCGTAGCCGATGAGGTAACGCCATTTCATTATGGGGCTGGCGGGTATGGATTTGCGTCTTTGATTGCTTGCACGGCTGTTTCCCATGCGGCTTGGGTATTTGTTCCGCGTTGCCATTCAAAAAATAAACCGTCTGATTGTGCTTCGTATTGTGTGCGGCGTGTCGTTTCAACGGTTGCCACTTGGTTGTTGTAGTCCACTGCTGGCCATTGTGCATCAAGTTCGGCTTGTGTTGGTTTTGTGCTTTCACTAAACCATTCAAGCGTGGCGTAATCGTTGCCTGCAATAGACCATTGACTGCCTTCATAGTTGGCTTGCAAAACTGCTACATAATCGGTCATGCTGAAATCTCCAAAAGTGTAATTGTGCTAGTCATTGAATCTTCTTGTGCAATTATTGCCGAAGATGCCGATTCTGCTTTCATTCCGACTGTGTATGTTTGTGCAGAAATTGTTGCTGGACTGTCTAAATAATTGCTTGCGACTGTGCCTCTTGTAAGACCGTTGCTGTATATGCCAGAAAATCCAAACGAACCTAAAAGGTTTGTTCCTGCGACTGTGCCTCTAAAAATTGTAAAATAACCCGCGCCTGCAGAACTTGCATTCCGTGCTGGCACAGTCACCATGACCAAAATTTTAGAAGTGGTTGATGATGGCGTGATAGTTGCGTTTAGCCCTGTTGTGACATAACTTGTGGAAGTGGTTGAAGTTGATGTTGCATAAGTTGCTTGCACAACCTGCAAAACACGAAACGCGCCACGCAGGGCATTTTGCTGCGAAGCGGTCAAAACAGCCCCCGCTACGAAACTGGCTGGAAGTGTGGTTGGTGTAGCCATAAGTGCTCCTTATCCTAAAACATTCTCTGCGTCAAGTGTGCCATATGTTGCGTTATCTAATATGAGTTCATAAACGATGGTAGTTGGGGCGGTACTAATCAAAACCCTATGGCCTTCGCTTATGTCTAAATAGTGTTCTATACCTTCCACGCTCAATTCCTGGGCAAGTTGGGTTGTGCCAGTACCGCTAGGGAAAGTCTTTTCAATTGTCACCGTTTGACCAATGTCAATAATCGCCACGGTGTCACGCTGGTCGGTTGTTAGGGCCATGAACGCGGTTTCTACTGAGGTGAATCGGGCTTCAGGGTCAGGGTTTAAAAGATAACTAGCCGCGGTGTCAATCTCTGTTTGTTCGTGTAGCAAACTGTTTGTGATGCTTGAAGTCTGAATAAAATAGGTGGCAATAGATGTTAAATCTTCGGCCGTTGAGGTTTTGCCATCTAAACCAGTTACAACACTTCTATTAATTACGGCGTCCGCCTCAAAAGAAATGCCCAGGCCAAAATAGGGAATTTGTGTTCCGTCATCATGAAAATCGGCAACGGGCGCGGAAAGGGTGTTGCCAATGCGTTCTTGGAATGTGAAGACACCATCACGCGACATGAACACACGCCCAAATTCTGCCGTATCGTTTATTTGGGAAACATAAGTCAAAACATTTGTGCCAGCGTTAACTGTGTATGCGGAATCATGGCCTAGTTCTACTGTGCCAGTTGCAATGTTGCGGCTTGCCCCTGTAGGGAAATCTACCTCTGGCAGGCTTAAAACGGTATTTAGTCGCGCGCCTGACAATTCAGCCGATGGGTTAAATTCGTCTAAGAATGTTTGCGACAGCAAATAGAATTGGTCAGCACAAAACACGGTGACCGTATCCAATCCACCCAAATCAAAATTATAATCGTAATTAACAACATAACCGCGGAAAAGTAGTTCAGGGTTATCGGCGTTGTCGTAGCGAATAAACTGAACTTCGCGCATTGGTGCAAGCCCAGGAACATTCTGATTCTCATCATAAAATGGGCTTTGTTCATCAAAGGGATTAAAAATCCCACTGACATCCAAAATTGTGAATGACATAGTTCCAGCACTAAATGTGTCACCTATGTCGCGGCGGCCGCGTTTAACATTTATTGATTGTGTTGATTCAAGCACTGACGCAAACTGTGTAGTTCCATCTAACACATAATCAGGATTATCCAAAACACCTTTTAGCGCGTCATCTAAAGTAAATCCGTCAACAACAAAACCCGCGTCAATTTGCAGGTCATAATTGCCTGCGTTGACAACTGGAAACCCAGCCATTATGCGATGTTCAGGGCAAGCGGCCCTGCACTCCGCGAATAGGCGCGCAAAGCGTTTACAACTGATTGACCAATTTCGGCACTAGTTGCCAGTCCGCCAGTGACATTGATGTTGACATTTCCGCCGCCGCTTCCCATTTTTGAGAGTGGCACTACGGCCTCTGGCCCAGCCTCGCCAATTAAGGCCAAGGTTGGACGACTGACGATTCCGCCTTCTGCCATTTTTGGTATGCCTCCGCCAGCAATCGTTGACACAATACGGCTAACAGTTTCAGTAACACGAATGTCAATGTCAACGGTGCGTTTCATTTTTGCGGCTATTGCATCCATTTTTGCCATCAGTTTTGGCGTCATTTGGTCTAACGCGCTTTGTATGCCGTCCACCATTTTTTGCGCTACATCAATGCCGCCCTGATACCACTTTCCTGCCGCATTCAAACCAACCTTTTCGGCTGCCGAATTTGCTGAATCAACTAACGCGTTTGTTTCGTCAATAGCGGTTTGCCCGCCGTTAATCAACTGGTCAGCAATAGCCGCACCTGCCGTAGCACCTGATTCCAAAACTTTTTGCAATGCGTCTTTGCTTAAATTCTTGTCCAGTAAATCTTGAATCTTTTTTGAATAGTCAACAATGCCCGCAACCTGACTACGCAAACCGTCAAGAAACCCGCCGCCCGCTTCCTTACCTGCATCCTGTGCATCAGAAAAATTAAACGCCTGTTTTACGCTGTCTGAAACACTTTTAGCAAATGATGCGAATTCGTCCTTGGCTTTTTGTAAATCGTCTTTGGCTTTGTCTAACGCTTCGCCCAGTTTTTCTTTTACGGCTTTAGCAAAACTTTCTACCTTTGCTGTAGCCCCGCCAACTTTTGGTGTGAAATCCTCTACAGCGGTCGTTGCCAATTTGCCTGCATCAGACATGCGGGCCATTTGGCTGTTGCTGTATTTTTGGGCCTCTGAGTAAGCACCGAGGCCCGCTTTCATGTTGTTCATTTGTCGGTTGTATAAAGCAAATGCGGCGATACCTGCAATAACTACGGCGATGCCAACGCCAGTTGCAATTTGAACCGCGGTGAATGAAGCGGCCAACGCCCAGTTTACGCCAGCGGTGATAATTCCCATTGCTTTCCAAGCGGCCATTGCCACATTGGCAGTGATAATTGCTCCTGATAAAAGCCCTAAAGTAACAGTCATTCCAACTACGACGCCAGTGTTGTTTTCGGTAAAAGTTGCAAAATCAACCAACAATGGCAACACCGCCTCAAGCACAGGTAAAAATGATTGACCAATTTGTGTTGTTGCGTTTTTGACAGATGCGGTCAAAATTTTTTGTTGGTTGGCCGCTGAATCAATCGTGTTGTTAAAATCGCCCTGTTGGTCTGTAGTTTGCTTCATAATCAAACTGTGGGTGGCCAACACTTTGGCCTGTTGGTCAAGGTTGCCAGTGCCCTTGTAAAGGCCCATCGCGGCGGCTTCGGCTTTAACGGCCAAATCATTAATTAAAACATTGTATTTTCGGATTGGTTCGCTTTCCCCGCGCAATGCTGCACCAAGGGCTAGTGCAACTTCGGCTGGATTAGCATTATTAAAAGAAGCCATGTCGGCTGTCAAAGTCACAAGGTCGGTAGAAAAATTGGCTAAATCAGCGCCCGTTTGTCCTGCCATTTTGCCAAGTCCGCCAAAAGTTGCCGCAAAATCTAAGGCTTCCTGATTGGCTATGCCTAAAGACTTGGCAGAACTTTTAGCAAATGTTTGAACTTCTTTTGAAGCCGAGCCAAAAATAACATTGGTTTTGTTAATTGTTTCGTTTAAATCACTGGCAGACTGTGCGGCTTTATATGCTCCAATAGTGATTGCGCTGAATACTGCGGCGGCAGGTACAGCCATTTTTCGTAGGGCGAATTGCGCTTTATCGGTTGCCTTGGTAAGGGCCTGAAATTCGGCCATTGCGGCTTTAACCCCAGCGGGGTTAAATTCCGAAAGAATCGCAATGTTAATTGCCACCGTTTACCACATTTCTTTGAACATCCGCCATAACATCTTTTACTAATCCTCGCACATTGTCTTCCACCTTGGAAGCATTGGCTTCGTATGCGGGCCACATTGCACGCGATGCGCCGCCGTAACCTTTCCCTAAAAGGTTTTGAACCATTTGCCCATCACTGTTTTTTTTGCCTGCCATATCAAACAATGAACCCCAACCTGTTTTTTGTTGGATAATAAAAACGCCAACTGTTTCATAGGTTGCGCCGCTAGCGGCATTGCGTTTTCTGGCTTTACGGGTGTTGATTTTGGCAACAACACCTTTCTCCACTAGGCCGCCATCCCATCCACCAAGTTTTTTGTATGGGCGCGCCCAACCCGACAATGGGGGTGCTTCAGGAAATCTAGACCTAGCGTCATCCACCATTGGTTTTACAATGTCTTTGTAACGCTTTGTGTACTGGCGGCGAAGTTTAGGGTTTATCTTGTTTATTTCTTTTAGCGCGTCTTTAACGCCATAAACTTTAAGTTTGACATTCGCGCCACTCATCTACGCCCGCTTTCCTTGCTTTGTTCATTTAGAACACTAATAACTGTCTGCAAGTCGCGCGTGTCAAATTCTATGTGCGGTGGCCACCACCCTACTGAAACTAACAATTGTGCTAGTTGTTT